TTTCTTCCTTCCCGGAATGCAGGATCATTCTATTCAGCGTATTGCCTGTATCCCATCAACTGGAAGGTGGAGCAAGAACAAACGGTAATATTCAGAAATTCAATGCATTTGTTCAAAGTATCGCAAGTGATCATAATGTGACATACATTGACTTGTTCTCCCTATATGAACTTGATGGGGCATTGAATCAGGAATACACAAAGGATGGATTGCATATAATCCCGGAATCTTATTCACTCTGGATTGATGCGATTCATAATGCAGTTTAGATCAGACTTTCAAGGAACCTTGCATATTTGTGGTAAAACTGTTCTTTCCCAATTGTGCTGAAATGAACATTGTCTTGGAAATATGCGTTCCCATATCCGCTTAATCCTTGTTCTTCAAATGATAATGCCATCTTGTCATCACTCGCAATTTGCCCTTGTCCGCTCATGTCATAATATGGAACAGAATACAATTCGCAACACTCTTTTATTGCGTTAATAGTGTCAGTCATAACTCCTCCGGCTCTTTGCGGTGCAAGCAAAACGCCGATCTTTCCATATCTGTAGTAGTAAAGCATCTTGTCGAAGCAGTATTTCATTGCTCCCCACGTAGTAGATACATCTGTGCTGGCTCTTGTCCCAAGTCCACCAACATCACTGTTTGTTCCATACATAAACGTGATAATATCAAACTGATTGGCATACCCTTGACTTTTGTATGGATTAACTAGTTTGTTGACCATGCTGATGCCATGACCTCCGTCCGTTGTGTCTGGGTCATCGGACGAATAACCCCACTTGCATCCGGCATGTCCTTCGTTCCGCACGTAAGCGCATCCTGTCAATTCTACAATTCTGGTGCTTAAATCTGCCGCCATGTATTGCGTGTTTGAATCTCCCAAAGCACATATTCGCTTTCCTGCTAATGGTTTTGAGCCATCATCTATAAATTGCTGTTCTCCGTGATAATAGAAGCTGTTCATTCGACTGCCTCCTTCATTCTCAATTCAAAATACCCGTAACCATTCGCTATGCCGTTTTCTGCTAATTGACTGTCATTGGTCGTAATTAATGACATACCACTGGACGAAACAATTAACTTTCCATAGCACCACAGATTTGATATATATGGAATATTTTTGTTGCGATCTGTATATCCTACCGCATAATTAGCACTAACTTGTGATCCAATCGGTTCTGCAAACGGTGCGAACACAGCCTTGTTTACATTGTTGTTATATGTGCCAGAATATTTATTTACATAACGATAAACAATGTCATACTCGCCCTCTGTTAGATCGTCAGTAATTCTATAATATACGCTGGATTTTACTACCTCTAATATGGTTACTCCGTTGTCTGTATAACATGTAAAGTCTGCGTATGGTTTCGATACTTTTGTGATTGCTTTATCATATTTTATTACTTCATCATATTCCACGAACGTCTCTGGATCATATGCGCCACGAAGTCTTATTTGCAGATGATCTATGTCGCTTATGAACGTTGTGCAGACAAGTTGATATCCTGCTCTCCATAAGTATGTTCCAGACAATGTTTCACCCGGTTGCAAAGTATTGCCAACGTTTGTAATTGGAACATAATAAGCATACTCATTTTCTGAAACAAATATGCTATCGTTCATGGACGCAAGAGCGAAACCAAGTCCTACAATACTAACATTCTCGTCACTAATGTTTGTAATTGTCCATGTTACTTCTGTGTTTGTTTTTGCAGGATATTCTGATATACTCCCTATAAAAGCGTTGTTATAACGGTACCGTTCATCTTGCGATGTATGATTGTCCGGGCTAAAGTACGCAGTAGAATCAAACCCAGCTCTTCTTCTAATAAGGTCAGGAAGATATACATATTCTGCCGCAGAAACAGTAATTACAACATTGCCTGTTACTTCTTGGATAACAATTTCACCAGCATTATATGCTGTATTTGTAATATCTATGCCGCCCATAGTAATCTCAACAGCATTAATATAATGATCTTGATTTGCCGTTATAGTTGCCACATATCGCTCATTCTCAACAATAACGGGCTGGTTATTTGATGTTGTTACGTTTGTAAGGTTATTCGTTATGGTATAAGTTACCACTTCCTCCGCAGCAAATGTCACGGTTGTCGTTAAGCCTCTGCAAAGGATTGTTACAGTATTTGATCCTGCTACAACATTCCCAGAAGTTTTAATAACATAACTTTCCATCACTGCTGTTGATTCATCATCAAATGTTGCTGTAACAATAAATTCCAAATCTGAATATGGTAAACCAACAAGCGGCCTACTTGTTTCACTGAGCACTGCCGAAATGCTGATCGGTTTAACTTTTTTCAGTTCGTTTTCGAGAAGCGTAAGGTTTGCGCTTTGATCCGTTCCATATAATGCTTCTCCAAGAATTGTCGTCAGCAGATTAACTGCCGTCATAGACATCCCTGCGCCGATCATATCAGCTAAATCGTCTAATTCACTGCGATCTGCTTTCTCGTTCTTTAAGTCAGAAACATCTTCGACATTTTCTTCGATCCGACCCCTCAGATCATTGTACAGAACCTGGCCATCTGCGAGGCTCATCAGTTTATTCGTTTCAATACTCATTTATTTATCACCCCGCATAATCTGTAATGATTGCCTGAGTTTCTGTCGTTGAAGCCACATTGAACAGCTCAACAAAGCTGGTCTGTCCGCTCCAAACAGGATGATCAGGATCTGTCGCATAAGCTATACCCGTACATTTTTCCACCACAAGTTTACCAGGCGTGGAGTCTGCGTATATCCTTTTAACGCCGGTATCATATAAATAATGGAGTTTTATTGTTTTTCCATCAACGGTTTTGTTTACAGTTTCTTCCTTGATGCTGTCACCGGCTCTTATATGCTTGAATGGAACGGCGACCTTCAAATCACCGCTCAAGTAGCCGACATCATAAACACCGCCTTCATTGTCCTGAATCGTGGACGGGCCTTCAGCGTTCCCTGTGCGCAGAACATCTGAAAATTCACTCGTCAGTTTGCTGGCGCTCCATGCTTTATCCAAATCAAGAACGCCAGCATCATCGTCAATCAGTTCTGCCGGATCGCCCGGATCTCCTTTCGCGCCGGTGGCCCCTGTGTCACCTTTGTCGCCTTTCGCGCCTTCAGGGATAATGAATGTCAGCGTAACCTCTCCGGTTTCAGGATCAATCGTCTTGATTACGCTTGCCGGGGAATCGTGATCCGTTCCTTCTGCTTCAACGCCCATGTTCTGGATCGCGCTGACGGCAGCGTCTGCTTTGCCTGTCGCAGCATTCAGCGCAACTATTGCCTGTTCCACCGCCGTCTGCTGATACGGAGTAATCTGGTCGTTGACCTGTGCACGTTTGATGACCGGAATAACGCCCTGGAATTCCGTTTCGCCGTCCGTCACATCGTCATGCAGGAACAGCCAAAGATAAATGGAATCTCCGGTGGCAAGAAGGTTGTCCGGAATGTTTACGCCTGTGCTGTCTCCAATGGAGGTCACCGCCGTACCATGCAGCTCGTTTGAAAAGTGAACCTCATAATATTCCGGAAGATCCACCCCGGTAAGAAGGAGTTTCTGCCCATAGTCATACTGGAACAGCTTGTCCGATTTCGCCATCTTCCCGCGTTTCAGCGGCATGGTAATCGTAATGGTGTTACCTCTCATAGAACCAGCTCCTTATACTACTTCAAAGTTGGTAATCCGGTGTACGCTTATTGATACACCGGTGCCGGTAATTGTCGCTGCCTGAGTGTTGCCTGGGATGATGTTCAGCGAATAAACATTTCCAGGATATAATACAATCTGGCTTGTCCCTGTACTTGTGCTTTCCGGATACAGCGTGACACGGATCGCGCAAGGAACAATGAATGCCTTTGATCCGGAGTCAGCTGCGCTCACTTGCCAGCCATTCCCAGCCCAGTAGAAACGAACATTTTTCGTATCTGTTGTCTGGAACATGAACGGGCAGAAACAGCTTCCGCTCTGCGGCATGGAAGTATATACCGGATCGTATGTCCCGGTCACCGATGCAACGTTTACACTGCCGTCGCCAACGCTGACAGTGACTCCCTTTTTGATGTTTCCGGCTGACAGGTTGCTGATGCTTACGCCCTTGATGGTCTGAGCGCCGGAAAGATATGTATTCGCAGGAATCGTCCTGTCGCTGGCAGACGGATGGAATGTTTCCGATCCTTTTGTGTCAATCGTGCCGGTTACTGTCGCATTCCCAACGAATGCTTTCTTTCCACTTAATATATCACCGGCAGTAGCAGCGTCACTATCATATGATCCAATCCCGTCGATTGCGCTGGCAAACCCAGCCGGGAAAGTGAGACTTCCTGTTCCACCCGTCTTGGCTCTGATTGCGTCCGCAACCGTGGTCAGATCGGTATCGGTTGTAAGCAGTTCAGCCATCAGAAACTCCCCCCACTTGCGCTGGCAATCGAAGAAGCCGTCCATGCTCCTTCGACCACCCGCAGGAATTTGCCGTTATCAGAAGTTGTCACGGCAGGAAGCAGAGCCACCAGCGCACTGTCGATTTCCTGAAAGTTGTAGTTCAGGTCCTCGATGTCGGCATAGTCATCCGGCTCCGGAAGTCTTAAATGAAGATTGTCTGTCTGATTCATGGTTCATCCTCCTGTTGGAGTTCTTTGATCTTTTGCTCCAGCGTACCGATCATGGCATAAACCTCATCGAGAATCCGGTTCAGCTGGATGACAAGCGACCGCTCCTGCTCTGTCCAGCGGACAGGGACTCTCAGCGGTTCATGCTGTTTGACTTGTTTCTGTTTCATATGCCACCTCAGTCAGGGTCAGTCTCCACAACGATCTGCAATCCACCGATCAGTCGCCAGGGAGCCGCGATACCTTCCTCGGTTTCTATAATCACCCGGAAGCGCCGTCCGGCTCCTCCGAAATGCAGTTTCTTGTTCCGGTGTTCCTTGTTGGCAAGGCGCTGTTCCGCTGTCAGCGGAAGCACGGTATACTCTTTGCTCTTTGTCTTTTTCTCCGTCTGAATGGAAATCTTCAGTGTAACAGGATCATTCTGTACTTCCGGAGTCAGGTAAAGATCAAAACCGCCCTTCTGGATGCGTTTATATCCAAAGTCCATCCACGGGGAGATCCATTTGGTTGCTCCACCGCTGGCCTGTCCTGTGATCCATGAGTTATATTTCAAATCCAGCACTTTTCCGGGAACGGATGAGCTTGTGCCGTAGATTGCATCCGGTGTACTCAGCATGCTCTCAATGTCAAGATCGTCATAGTAGAGGATGCTTCCCTCTTCCAGGTTCAGCACGATCATGGCATTGTTCACCGTGCTGGTTCCCATCGGCACAGCGAGATAGTACCGGTTCTGGAAAAGCACCGCGCACATCTGATCCATCGCAGCCCGGTTGATCTGCCGCCAGAGCGGTTCGATCAGTTTCCGCTGGAACGGCTGAACGCTCATGCCGTCATACACTGACAGTCCGTTGATGTCTGCCATGTAGATGCGCTCTCCGTCAACCGCAATGGTATTGAAGAACGGAGCGCCACCGCCGTACTGCTCAGAGAAGACGTACTCGCCGGGGTTTGTGCCATACACCCGCCATACCCGGTGTTCCTTGAGGGCGATGAGCTGATTGCCGAATGCTTTCAGCGCAGTGAAACTGTCACCGTCCCAGGATGGCTGGTCGATCTCTCCGGCACAGTCTTCCGGCTGTTCATCCTGCCCAGGGCCATCCCAATTGGTCGGATCATACGGGCGGGAGTAGACCAGCCGGTCAGGGTGTTCCGGAATGCCACCGCCCCAGATCCGCTCTGCGTAACGTTCAATAACGCTGAATTTGTAATCCCCTGTTGTGACTGTTTCGATTGTCCACCTTGTCTCATCCGCATGCAGGACATCGTCCCACGTCATGGTGCCGGGAGTAAAGCTGGGTGTTTCTCCTTCGTCCGGATCGTAATAGATCTCTCCCCATGTTTTCACGACAACATCTTCCCATGTGGCAAAACGATCCGGAGGAGTGATCATAATCATCCCGTCCAGCGCATTGCTCATCAGAACAACGTCAACGGAATGCCCAAGGCCGACAGGGTTTATTTCATATGTACACCAGCTCCATACATTGCTGGCGAAATCGGATTCATACGGGATCTGCTTCCATCCGAAGTTGGAGCCTTCCTGCGTATAGTAGATCTTCCCGTCAACAGCGCAGATCATCCAATGCTTGCTTCCTGTGCCGGTGTAGAATCTCCGGTAGAACCGCGCAAGGGTTTCGATCTTCTTCCCTTCAAACGTCCCAAAGACTTCCTGCGCTGCGGCATGGGGCTGAAGAACTCCGTTCGGCGTTTCCACGTTCAGCACGTCCGTTGCGAACCGGATATCTGTGTTCAGGCTTTCATCCTGCTGACGGAGACCGAGGAAGGCTGGAATCCATACGTCCGCATCATAGGCATGTAAACTGAAGTATGCCATCTACCTCACCTCGGTATATTGAAGAAGTTTTTGTAAATCTTCCGTGTTCCGTCCGCATTCATGCCGTCAGCACCGCCTTCCCCGGCGATCTGTGTCAGCACTCTCTCGAAGGCTTCCCGGTAGGCATAACCGCGCTGCTGTTTCTGGGGATTCCCGTTCCGGTAGACCAACCATGTGGCCCAGTCTGCCAGCGCCCTATGCGTCCATTCAGGAAGTTCCGGTTCATCAGGATCGATCTCCAGCCGGTCATAGGTGTCCGTTGGAACATGGTTCTTGTTCCACAGGTTCATCATGCGGTCGTAGCCTTCGTTGATGTAGTCCACAAGATGCGGAAGATAATCTCCCACGTCTTCCGGGTCATTGTTAGTCTGGAACATGACCTGGTCTTTGATCTCTCCCAATGTCATGGCAAATCACTCCTTAGATTTTCGGATATCTTTCCTTCAGCGCAAGGAATACTGGAACCGGGACTTCCACCCGTTCTCCCCTGCGGACGTAGTAGATGTCTTCCTTCTCTTCATTGGCGATGGTGACATGTTCGTACTGATCGACCTTCAGGCCGTTGCTTCCGCTGTCTTCCAGCGCAGGAATGAACACTTCCACGGTCGGACCGGTGTAACCGGCTTTCTTCTCCGGCTCCTGCATCGTAAACTGATCTTCCAGACGGATTTCATTCTTTTCTTTGGTAGCCATATTGTTGTCCCTTCCTATTCTTATTTGTCGGCAAGAATTGCCAGCGTAATGGAAATGTCTTTCAGGATCTCAACCACGAGTCTGCGGAAAGCATCCTCGCCGTAGTCGCCCACCAATTCCTCGATGTGGGCTTCAACAACGTCCTGTCTCGTATCAGTCATTGTGATTCCTCCTTAAAAAGAAAGGGCCACCCCGGAATGGAGTGGCCCGTAATGGGATTGATTAAGCGCTGACCGCATGCTCCAGCCGGACGATGAAGTCATCCTGGAGAACCGCGCAGCAGAAGAAGGGAACCTTCCACGCGATAGAACCACGCTGATTGAGCGGGTCGGTGGAGCCTTCAGAGCCGAGGGGCTTAACAATCATCTGGATGTTGGGCTTGCCAGCACCGCCAAGTTTCACACAGCCGAACGCATCCTTGCCGTAGATCAGGGAAGCATGGACATTCACGCTGTTCCCGCCGCCGGTAGGAGTGATCGTGGTGTTGTTGGCGGCAGTGGAGTTGTACACCCAGGTGTTGGTCACAGAAGCGGCAGGCTGCCAGCGGAATTTGATTTCCACGGTAGAAGTGCCGGGAGTGACCTTCTCGATGCACATGAGGGTGTTGGAAGTGCCAACATGCACATAAACCAGCTTGCCGGTCAGCCAACGGGCGATATCAGGGCCGATCGCCGCAGAGGGCTGGGCAACGACCATCGTCCGGGTGTCGCGGTTGTAGGCGACATTCGCCATCGCCAGAGAAGCGGTGGTATCGTACAGGTAGGATTCAGTCTTGAACACCTTGCCGTTGTCCACGGCATAGAACCGGACATTGTACAGTTCGCCAAGCAGGTATTTCTGCTCACGGGACTTGTCCTGGTAGGTGTTCGCGTCCTTCCAGTTCTGATCTTCCGTCAGATCGTAGTAGGTCTCGTGGTCGATCTTCGCGTGGAAGTAGCCATCCTCAAACGGCTGAGCGCCCTTCATCTTCAGGTTGCGAACCGCCTTCTTGATCATCGCGTAGGAGATCTTGTCGGTGGAAGCAATGGAAGCACGGGCGGTCACAGCGCCGGGGAACATGACGTTCAGACCGGAACAAACGGCATCACGGCAGACAGAGTCCAGGGTCAGCTGGGCCTGACGGTTCAGCCGGTCGGACATGGCCTGGGTCTTGCTGTCGACATGCCACAGGTCGATTTCATCGGTGTAGCTCATCCAGCCGCCGTAGTTCTTGGTCATCACGCTGAAGGCCGTCTCAGACAGGCTCTGGCCGTCCGGGGTGATGCCTTCAAACAGGGGCTTATCGATGGCCTGGAGTTCGGTGTAGCGGAAGAACGTAACGTGCTTGCCGTTGTTCTTCGGCTGCTCGATCATCTGGGCATCCTTCATATAGCCCAGGTTGGGTTCAACGTTTTTCAGCGCCCGTCTCTGGAGATAGGATTCCAGCAGGGTCGGGGCAATACCAGAGGAATAAGAATAGTTGGTGTTCGCGTTAGGCATAGCGCACTCTCCTTATCTAAGTTGATAGCGCGCTCCCTCTTTGATTTTTCGTTCCATGCGTTCAAACTGCTCATCGCTCATGGTGTCGATGGCATTGGGGTTCCGTCCGCTGGCTCCGTTGGGGGAGCGCATCGGAGACGGTGGCCTCTTCTTCGGCTGCTTTAAATAGTCAGCCACATCGTAGAAGTCCATCTCTCCTGAAATGACTTTCTGTTTGATGTCTTCGTTTTCCATGAATGCTTTCCGGACATCCGGTCCACCAGACTTATCGATCTTTTCGGCCTGATGCCGGAGCATATCGATCCGAGCTGTAACCGCCGGATCTTCCTTCTGGGCAAACTGACCGTTGGACTGCCGTGGCTGGCTCTTAGGCTCTTCCACCGGAGCCTGCGCTGGCTGTCCATTCCGGAGACGTACAAGTTCCCGTGCCGTTTCAAGGTCCGCGACCTTCCGGCTGCGAACCAGCTCCTGGGCTTCGTCTTCCATCATCTTCTGCCGGATCGGTGCCATCTGCTGGTCAAACATCGCCTGCATTCTGGCTTCCGTTTCGGCAACGGCCTTGTTCACCGCTTTCTCAACCCGTTTCTTGATCCATCCCGGTTCAGTGGCCTGCTGTGCCGGTTCCTGCGGTTCTTCAGCGGGTGTTTCCTCTTCCTCCGTCAGGGAGTCGAGGGTTTCGGACTCGTCCTGTTCTTCCTCAACGATTTCATTTTCAAACGTGTCGTCCGTCTGCTCGTCAAGGTTTTCATCGACCATGGTCTCCTCGAAATCCATACAGATCTCCTTTCATCCGTCCGTGAAAACGCGGCGCGGGTGCAATATTAAAAACCCCCGTGAAAACGCGGGAGGTTTTTGCGTGATTATTTCTTTTTCTTCTTGCTGGCGAAAGCGTCCTCATACCGCCGGACGGTTTCCTTGTTCGCCTGGCTGGTCGTGGAAGGTCTCTTCGGAACCGGTGAGGGCGTGGGAGGTGTCGGCGCTTTCGCACGGTTCCCCCGCTGGGTATCGGAGTCCCTGGTCTGCTTCCGCTGAATCTGGCTCATTCCCTTCATGTGATCCTGCCAGTAGTTCTGACCCTGCCTGGTATTCATGCTGTACAGCTTCGCATCCTCCCACCTGTCTTCTCCAGCGTTCTGGAGTTCACGTGGGAAGATCTTGTTTTCCTTCGCCGCCTTGTAGCCCTGCTTCTTGACTTTCTTCAGCTTGTCATCAATGTTGCCTGCCATGTTCCTTCCTCCTTATGTCGGTAATGCAGCGCCTGTCGGAACACCCATCATGTTCCGGTTGCTGTCAACGATAGCGTTGGGGTTTTCTTCACCGCCAGGGCCAGCCGGTGGCATAGCCGGTTGCGGACCGCCGCCCTTCTTCGCTGCCACAGCGGACAGGGTGTCGGAGGTCTGCATAGCCATCTGCTGGAGGTTCTGCTTCTCAGTCTGCAACTGTTCCAGCTGCTGACCCATCTGCTCAACCTGCTGTTGCAGCGCCTGCATCTGTTCCTGGTAGTGTTCGTTTGCCTTAATGACCGGCAGGATCTTGTCCTTGCCGTCAAGGTTAAGGATGTTGAACAGCGCACTCAGTGGGAAAAACTGCTGTGCCTGTGCGGACATGGTGTAGGCTTCCATGAACATCTGATTCTGATTCGCGATCCGCTGCGGATCACGGCTGGAAACCTCAATCTGCACGGTGTACGGCGGCGGGTTCACACCGCCCTTTCCTTTCTTGCCAAACAGGCGCTTGGTATCCACCTTCAGCTCACGTCTGCCCTTCCGGCCTGTAATCATCATGACCCGGTCATCATCGTAGAACTGACTCATCAGCCATACGATCTGTTCGACCATGTCTTTGAAGAAGTACTTGATCTGTTCCGTCCGCATGGAGGAAATCTTGCCGCCTGCCTGAATCAGACTGTTGATGGCTTTACCGGAAACAATACCGCCTGTGGTTTCGCCGCGAGTGAACTGGTTCGCGCCGGAGTCAGCCTTCAGGTCGGATTGGAACATGGTCATCAGGTTTGTGATCGTACTGTTGAACGGCTGGTTCTGCATCCAGTTCCAGCTGTCGCCCTGCGTGATCCGGTCGCCCTCCACGATATCTGTTTCCCAGTTCGCCAGCGCTTCCTTATCAATTCCGGAACCGCGCTGAACAAGCATCCTGCCCTTGGAGGACATCCGGGCGTTCATATCGGCGTAGGCCGCGTAGCGGTTGATGTAACGCATCATGGGAGCCAGCTCACGGACAAGGCTGTCACCGGCAAGGCATCCCTCGATGGTATCGTGCGGAAGAATGGAGAACGGATACAGCCCGTGGTTGTAAACATCCCTCTGAACATCCAGCAGGGCGTTCCCGGCAGCGTATGCCACATTGATGGAGTAACGCCGTGTCTTGGCATCGTACTCACGCCACCAATACTCGATCAGCAGGGAGCGTTCCTCATCGTTGTTGTGTTCCACGTCTTCCTGGCCTTCGGTCATGCCCACATTGTTGTGAGCGCCCTTCTCAGCGCCGACATACCGACCTTCATCCGGCCAATGATCGCGGTACCAGGAACGAGGATGCCAGCTTACCTTCATGACAGCACGGCAGTCCTGGATGTTCTCGGCAGTGGGGTCCCACAGGAAGGCTTCCAGCGGCCAGCGGATCAAGGCAATCTCGCCTTTGCCGTATGCCATGTCCGGGTCCCATGCCGTCTGAAGCACCATGGTGCCAGCGCCGTAGAAGTCCTCGCACAGCCGGTAATGCGTATGCTCAAAGTCGTTTGCGCAGTAGATGACGTAGTGAACCATGTCCTGAAGGTCATCGGCTGCGTCCTGCATATCCGCTGTCTCCGGCAGGAGCTTCGCTTCCGGCATGGAGAGCATCTGGTCTGCCACCACATTGTTGATGGTGGATTTCAGCGTCTGAAGCTGGAGCGTCTTCTTCCCGTTCCGCAGGAGAATCTCCGGATCATCCTGTGACGGGTCTTCCATGTGCAGGATCTGACGGCATTCCTTTGCCTTGTCATGGTACTGCTGGTTCAGTTGCTGAAAGATGTCCAGCCGGTCATAGATCAGCTCCAGAAGGTTCTTGTCCTCCTCGTCCAGCGGCTGATCCTCCAGCATCATGTTTTCCAGCTCCTGATCGATCTGATCGTTTGTCATGCAATCACCTCAATATGATTAACGGGGTTGCGCTTAACCCAAACAAAAAACGCAGAGGGAGCATCCTCCTTTTTTATATTTTTTGTGTGTTGCACGCGGAAAGAGCAACCCCGTTAATTTCATTCGTCAAAGGGGGACCATGGTTTGTATTCCCTCGGCGGTTTCTTCGTTGCAGCCACCGGGTGATCCATGCAGACGTATCTGCATTCGTCATAGATGTGATCTTCAGCGTCCGAGTCGATGTCCTCCGGCTTTTTCGTGCTGTACGGCAGGGTCGGCACCGTCCGGATGAATTCCTTACAGGTGTTGAAGACCTGTAGTTTCGGCCTGCCCTGGTCATCAAACCGCAGGCGCTCATGGACTTGCATCTTGCCTGGGAGCCGTGCGTGGTCTCCCTTGCTGAAGAGGACTCCGCGATGACGGCCCATATAGCCCGGTGCCATCTGATCGGCAACGGAGTCTCCACGGGATTTGTCGAAGATGGCCGGGTCAGCCACTCGCAGTATGCGGATGTTGTTCCGGGTTTCGTACTCTTCCCTCTCCAGGATGCCGTCAGCGATCTGAACCGGAGTCAGTTCCAGCCCAACATTGGCCTGCCGTGGTTTGCAACCGTAATACTCACGGTAGCGAATCAGGCAGTCAGTGCCGGGTTCGAGTGCGTACCATCCGCAGGAAAACGGGCGGGAGTAACCGTGGTCAAAGCCGAAGTAACGCGGCCAGTCATCCGGAATGTCGAACGGCTCAATGACGTGCGTCCATTTCCGGTCAAGGTAGTGAGCCGGGTCATTCTTCCATTCCTGGAACACCATGCCCTCGAAGGAATCCCACCGGCCTTCCAGCAGAGATTTCCGCAGGGCTTCCGGTTTCTGCTCCAGCTCGAAGATGTAGTCCTCCGTGATGAACGGATTCTCCATGGCCAGGGCCGGAATGTACTGCGTCCGGATCTTCCGGCTCTTGTGCAGGGTCTCGGAGTAGATCTCCTGTTCCATGATCTGCATGAACGGCCCAGCGTCCACGAACATCTTCTTCACCCAGCCATGGCCAATATTCCCGGGGTTGCTGGCACTGCGAACAATCGGAACAACCCCGAGAGATTTCTTGGCGCGGAGCCGGGTCTTGATGAAATCGTAGATCGTCTGTTCAAAGGAGGTCAACTCATCGAAGTAAAGGAACTGAATCTCAATGCCGGAATACTTGAACCGGTCCGCTTCGTTTTCGCAGTGCCGGAAAAGAATCTTGCTCCCGTTGATCAGGTTGTACTCATGCCGCCCCGCATTGTACGTTGCCAACCCTTCAGGATACGAGGACTGCGCTTCCTTGATGTCCGTGTCCTCAAGCTCACGGTACGATCTCCGGAAGATGGCCGCCGTTGTTCCGGGATTCTTCAGGCACCGGAACAGGGCATCCATGATCAGCGCCTTCGTCTTCCCTCCACCGGCAGCACCACCGTACAGGATCTCGTTTGCCTTGCTGGCATGGAACATCGCCTGCTTCGGCGTGGGCTGGTAATTGATCGTGACGTTTGCCATCTAATACCCCCTTGCCCCCCGAAGGGGAAAGGCCCTGTGATTTCTGTGGAGGGACATGCCACATATCTGAAAAGGAGGTGTAAATGAAGCGCAAGGCTCACAGGGCCTGCTGAATTCCCGAAGGAAGTACAGCTGATGTTGTTGGAATTTTTTTATCCCCCACGGGAAGTGGTATCGGGGAGGGGAAGCCAAAAATTCGCTCGTGGCCGCGGCGCGGGAGTCCCTGGCACGTTTCGATCCCCCCGGTCCGGCTTCGGGTACCCCCTCCCCCTGGTCGCCCTGGCCGGAGCGGTCGCTGGCTGGGCGGGGGCCGGTCCTATTTTCCCGGTGCTGGTTGCCGGTCTCCGGTCCTGCTCTCCGCTCTGGTAATCTCTGGAAATAATCTGCATAATCTCCTGTAATTCCTGCATAAACTCAGGGATTATTCAGTGCTTGTTGCATCGTCTGCTGATGTACTCAATATCTTGTGGACAACTATTCGCTAAACTAATGTTTACGGAATAGTTTGAAGGGAATCAGTCATCAGGGCTTCCGATCTCTGGCAGTCCTTCGACCTGGACGTGGACTGTATTATCTTCCTGTCCATAGATCCGCTTTCCGGCTGCTGACATGACGTTGACTGCTGACTGCATTGCCAGCCATTGATCGTCTGCATCCATTGATTTCCTCAATGTTTTCCGGGATTTCACATAGTCAGCGAAGTCGTTCTTCCTGACTTCATCCATCCATACCTCAGTGTATTGAGGGAGCTTACGCCATCTAGAAAGAACGCATTCCTTTGCATGATATTCCTTGCTTCCCGGAGATATTCCCCATAATTTCTGTATAATCTCCGGAGTTGACATTGCGTTAGCTTCCATCCGGACGAATTGATCTTGCTGGACCGTCAGTCCCTGTAATTTCGATCCATATTTCCCCATTGTTTCACCTCCTGGCAGGGGTTGTCTTCCGTTCTCGTTTCTATGCCTTCCCTTTCCTGCTGTTGATTTTCCCCGTTACATTAATTAAGAAGGGAAAGTGTAGAGCGGATGAGATTTGGTTGGTTTGTTGGTGTGAGATTGGTTGCTTCCGATCTCCTGTTTTTGGGTACAGAAAAAAGACCTGATTTCCTCCGGACAGAGGAAGCCAGGTCGATTTCTTTTGGTTGGTTCGTTTGTTTGAGATTGGTTTGAGATCTCATAGAGATTTCATTATAGCCATCTTAGCTGTCAAGAGTGGTAATTGCAAGGGGTTTTCCAGGTCCTTCCCTGCTGGTTCTGATATTCTGCTCGATATGTACGGCTGATCTGATTCCATGCCGAAAAACTTTTTTCAGAAAATTTGAAAAAGGGGGTTGACATGGGGTGAGTGCCCTGTTAAGATAATGGCAGACGGGGTGAGTACCCCGAAATGAAAGGAGAAGATACCATGAAGTACACAGTATACGATGCCAGCCAGTACACCAAGGTTGGCGAAACCACCAACGAAGTGGAAGCCCTGAAGATGCGTGATCAGTTCATTGAGAGCAGCCCTGCAAGCGACTGCGTGATCGAAGACGAAGAAGGAAACTACTTCGACCTGGACTGGAACCTGGCAACGTTCGTCAGCAACATCATGGACCACACCAACGAAGACCTCCAGCCCATGACAGCGAAGGAAGCCCTGCGGAACATGATGGAGTGGTTCAAAGAAGGCGTTGAGATCCCGGAAGACATGACTCCTGAGATCCTCTCCTACTATTGGAACGATGCCATCGAAACCATGGAAGCTGAGAAGGCCGTGAAGGCCGCAGCAGAAATCAAAGCCCAGGATGACTTCACCAGAGAAAACCATCCTGACTGGCTAGAGTTCCCGAAAGCATACGAAAGCGGTGCCAGCCTTTGGATCGATCCTGACTGGTTCTCAAATGACCTTCGGAAGCTCGGATATGATGAAAAGCACCGTGAGATCATCGCCAAAGCCCTGATGGCCTACTACAAGACCTGCAATCAGTGAGAGGAGGAAAGAAACCATGACAAGCATCAACACACCGCAGGCGGCCCTGGTGAAGATCCAGGTCCGCAAAACCAAGGACCTGATCCGTGACTTCATCCTGACCGGAACCATGATGGACGCAGCCCACGCAGCCCACAAGCCCTACGACCCGAATCTTCCGACCGTTCGCGGCTGGCTGATGGATGAAATCGAGCGCAGATATCCGGAAGCCTTCGAGAAATGGATGGATTCCGACCTGGACGATGACGGGCTGTATCAATTCATCAAGTGCTGATCCTGGCAGACGGGACCCGGGAAACCGGATCTCGTAGCCAGCACCAGCTGGAGAAAGAGAGGAAAACGCAATGGGACATTTTGTTTATCGCACAAATCACAAATACCCGGATTACAAACTAAAACATGAATTCAGCGTTGGAACATTTGGAGAGAATGATTGGAAACTTGGAGAAATCGCCTGCGTTGATCGATATTATTACAGATTGCCAAACGACAGTGAATATGCGATATTTAAATTCGCAGAACGCACAAGAACCGGTGGTAAAAAACTTCGTTGGGAAGTTTATCACAACGGGAAATTCAGCAATAATTACTTTACCTGCTTAGATGATGCAACCGAATGCATTGAAAATGAAATTTCTTTTTTCGGTTTCAAGGGAAACAGGAGCAAATATCGCATCGAAAGTGAATGGGAAGAATGATTCATTACTTGACACCCATGGTAAACTGATTTCGGAGGGGTGAGTACAAATGGCCACAGCACAATACGACCGGGAGAATACCCGGAGGATCAACCTGAAGCTGAACAAGAAAACAGACGATGACATCATCAAATGGCTGGAAGCCAAGAAGAACATCCAGGGCTACCTGAAGCAATTGGTCCGCGAGGACATGAAGAAGACCGGGGAATGATCCCCGGCCTTTTCTTATTCCCCGTCAAGCTATAACCCTTTGGTTGTCAAGCCATCAGGTTATTACGACCCCGGGGAGGACTCGCCATGGATGATCTGTTTATGCCCGTCCTTGGAACGCTGACAAACGCCATGTAACAAGGCCGCCTCCATAGTGTGCTGTCCGGTCTCATGGTTTAAAAATTGCCACCAATGACGGAAACGGTGCATTCCATTTGCTGCCGCCAAACCGGAGCCGTCCACGGATAAATCGGATCTCAGCTTTCCCTAAAATCCAATCATGGAACCATGCAGTATCGGTCCTTGCGTGGACCAGCATAACCGCAACGCCCCCCTCGGTTGAATGCTCATAACATTTTCTGCACCAGGCACCGATTTTCCTTCCGTATGGAGGATTACACCATACCGTTTCGCCTGTCCAGTCCTGTTTCAGCCCGTCCTGTGCCTTCGTGAAGAATTTACTGCACTTCGCATTATCTGCTGTTGCACAAACGTCCAGCGTGAAATTAAATTCATCATCCAGATCCCGGAAAAACTCTATCGGCGTTTCCCACTCTTCCGAATTGCTGGTATATAGGCCATTGTTTATCATGTATCCCCTTCCTTTTTTCCCTCACCGTCTGCACAAAACCAATCTGGAGAAGTGCAATGTGCAACTCCGTTAACAGTAAAGACGTTGCATTGACCACCCAGTGCTTTTGTCCAGTGCTTGCAGTCTTTACAGCGGACAAGCCTGCCCACGATCTTTCCCTGATCTCCGTAAATCATCTCGTTTTCTTTTGCCACAGCGATCAAGACAGCATTGTACGCCCTGACTTTTTCCAGTTCCTTATTCGTTCTCTCAAGATCCTTCAATGCCCGGTTAACCGCCATCCTGTGCTGGCTCGGTGCATCATCCGGTTCTTCCTGTTTTCCGGAAAGATATGCCGCCACCGCTTCAAGGTGAATGCGGTGCATATTCATCTCAGTTTTTGTCATCCTTTTTATTCTTCCTCGTCATCATCGGTCAGTGCTTCCAAGCAAATATTCTGCATTTTCAGCATCTGTAGCGCATCTTTTGTTACTGCCTTCGCACTCAGCAAATTTCCATCATCCGGCTTCTGCTCCAGTTCATGATCCAGCCAAACCAGCATCCCCCTGAGACCCGCTGTTACCCGTTGATACCTTGTCATTGTTTGTCCCTCCATCTAAAATTTTCTGTGCTTCCTTCAAAGCGAAACCGTGAGCACGGTATACGCTTTTCGGATCGTTGTACCGCAACTCATCCGAAATGGACCGCCAGCTCCAGCCAGCCAGGTACCGCAGTGTCAGGATCTGCCGGTACCTTTCCTGCTTTATCCGGGAAATAACCCTTTCCGCTGCCTGAATCGTTTTGATATATTCCGCTGCCTGCTTTTCCAGCGCCCTGGTGGCATCAAATATTCCCATGGCTGCGGCTTCTACCCGGGAAGCGCCCCGGCTGTGGCAAACTACCGGCGCGTCCAGGCTTCCTCCGGTTATCGAGAATCCGATATCCTCATAATGCCGGATTTTCGCCCGGATCAGCTTCAGTTCCTTCTCCGCTTCCAGCACCGCCTGAAAGTACATTTTCGCCTTCATCGCTTCCCTCCGAAATCGTCTCTGATTCGTCAATGCCGTTTTCCGGGCTTCCAAGGGGCCATTTACCCCCTTCTGACCCTTTCCGGTATCTGAGCCACCACTCAGGGCAGGAAGCGCCATTTCGGGCCTTTAAATGGCAAACAGGGTATTCCTCGCACCAGCGGCACAAACTTTCCCCGGAAATATGGTCCAGGATCGCCGCGTACAGGTCCTTGATATCCTGGGTCTGCCCGGCCACCAGGGCTTCCAGCTCCTCAATTCGTTTCGCTGCTGATTTCGCCGCTTGCCTTGCGTTCATTCATTTTCTCCCTTCTGTTCCAGCTCTTCCACCTGGTGATATTTTCGACTTTTTCCTTTGTGGTAAAAACAACCTGGCATGATTCGCACTGACGATACCGCCTGTAGCCGTTGTAATCGATCTTGACACTCAGCACTGGAGCGCTTATATTCTGTCCGCATTCCGGACATACGAATTTTTTTCTTGATACTCCGTTCATTTTGTCCCTCCGTTTTCATCGATCATGATTTCCAATGTCGATCCGGTATTGTCGAAACCAACCGCCTGGAATCCTGTATCCTCCAGCGCGTCATTGATCCTGTTCAGGATCTCTGCAATCTGATCCATTGTCATGTTCTTCCTCCCGTTCCCCATAGAATTTCAATCCTATTGTCATTCTCCATGTAGGCGGCAGTAATTCCTCTTCTGTTTCAACAGGTTCCACGCCCTCACGGACAACCAGCGTTAGAGTATTCCAATCAACGAGGAACCCATGCTCCAGGAATCCATCCAGCATACCAGCGACTGCCCGCTTTATGTATTCAGCCTTCCCTGCTTCAGTATTTGGCTCAACTGTGCAAACAACATAATTGCCATACTGTTTCATCCTGTCCCTCCGTTCTTATGTATCGTTGCCTTTTAGTCATTTACCACATAGAAAACAAATTCAACATTTTCATGGTTATCTGTACGTGTTATTACCATTTCCCCTTCATCCAATAATTTTTCGCATACAGATTCATAAAGTTTCCTCATGCTGAATTCATCGTTTCGATTTAATGTGAGTACGTGTTTTTTATGAATTTTTATCTCTTTCTTCTCCTGCTCTTTCAGCAGTTCAATGGTATCGTGAACTGTGATTATCATTTTTGAAATCCACCTTTTTTCTCTGTCACATTGCATATCACAATGATGTTGCAGAAAAGGAAGAACATCTGTATTTAATTCATCGATAACCTTCTCCCTGTCCATGTCATCACCTCCGGTTCTGATTTATTTCGTCATTTTACTTCTTTGATTTCCAGCGTTGCATCCAGCACCGTCAGGATCTTGGTCAGTGTAGCCAGCGTGGGAGACCGTCTCCTGCCAAGGTACATCGTGATCGCGGAAGGGTTCAGGCCTGTTTTTTGTGCCAGCTCGGCCTGTGTCATCCCCTTTTCCTGCAACCTGTCCCACAGCCAGTAGTCAAACCGGAATCCTATCGGTTTTTGTTTTGCCATCGCATTGCCCTCCATGTGATTCTCTCAGCCCGTTGATTCCAGCCGGGAAATGTCGGCTGGCTGCGTTTCCGCTCCTCCAGATCCTTCTTCCAGCTCTGATACCGCTTGCACTGCCCATGGCAGAGCAGTTTCCGGTCAGTGCAATCTTTGCAGGGTGTAACGTTACCCATGGCCAGCCTCCTTCCTTATCCGCTCCATCCGACAGTACCGGCACAGTTCCAGGTCAGAGTTCCGGCACTGCTGGCAGGCGGTTTCGACCGCTTCCACGGCCCGTCCGCGCCAGAAGGAAAGCTGACGTTTCAGTTCCTGGATCATGTTGTCCTTCTCCTCATCCGTCATTTGTTATTTCCTCCAGCATCATTTTCCATGCGGCAGCATCTTCATCGGAATAATTCCTCTGGGTGTACGCTTGGGCAGCAACCGTCTTCACGGGAGCAGGAGTCTGTGAAGCTGGACGAATATCGTCTTCCCATCTCCGCTTGTTCAGCCAGGTAGCCGGGTAAGGAATGAACTGTCCGTCATTCTGTTGCCATTCTCCGCTTTCCTTCCATCTCTGAAGTCCCTTCATGATTGATCCAACCAGATCCACGTCCGGCTTCAGTTTCTCCCATGCCTTTACCGCGTCCGGTTTCGAGACCTTCTTCGGGTATGCATCCCAGAAAAGGATGAAGGCAGGATCATCGGTTGGTTTCTTCGCGCCCCCGCGCGTTGGATTCTGATTCGGATATGGATTCGGATATGGATTTGGATTGGATTGGATTACGGGAACATTTGCTGTCAATTGATCGCAATTGCCTTCATCTGCTTGCAATTGATTGCAATTGATATCAATTGATTGCAATTGATTGCAATTGCTATCAGCCAGCTCCGGAGCCGGGTATTTCGACTTTTTGTTGCGGACATTCTGATGCTGGTCCCATTTCGGGAAACACAGGTAGGGTTCTCCGTCTACAATATAGAGGAGAATGCAGCCTGCATCCGCCAGAACGTGCAAACCAGTCTCAATGTCCTTAATCGTTACCCGTTCACGAAGAGGGAAACACCGTCCTTTGATAACAGCGCTCCTTGCATCCCCGCGTCCGAAATCATCAACATAGGTGATCAGGCAGGCCCACAGTCTGAAATGAAAGTCTGACAGACTGTTAATCGCCTTGGATGTGCAGATGCTTTCCTTGATGATCCTGTTTGGCATCTGTTAAACACCTTCTTTTAAGTGTTTTTCCAAAGCATCAGCTTGTTCATGGAGCTTCAGAAAATCGAGGTAAAGGCTGTACGGTTTGTACAAATATGGGGGAAGGATATTCTTGGCGCTGTCATTGTCGCTTTTGTTCGTTTCATAATAATGGAGGAGCGCACAGACAATTACGTCTCTCCCTGTTTTCTCCAGATTCTTTGTCAATGCATCGAATTCAGGATAGATTGGAACAGCTACATCATTCATAAATGGAGTGTCTTTCCTGGCATAAATATTGATCATATTCATACTCACACCGCCTTTCTATACCGCGCATACCGGACGATCTCCCCGTCCTCATCTCGCATGGAAACCATCTCCCGGTTGATTTTGTGGCCAGCGGTCCTCAGATCTTTGATCCTGGCAGCAAGTCGCATGCACCCGAATTTCATAGCGTCCCTGGGAGTGATGCTTCCGTGCTGTTCTAAATAATGAAGGACCTTGCTATTCTGTGTCGCCTTGCTCATGTCCGTTCTCCTTTCAGATATTCGATCAGTTGTTTTCCGGTCGATCTGCCATCGCAGAACCGCACCGAAATTCCGTACTTCTCCTGCATTGTGTACAGCGCTTTCCGCAGGATCGCGGGATCAAACTTATGTCTTGGCTTCCCGTATCTGTCCAGAGGGCTTTTCCATTTGTCCAGCCTTCCTTCCGGGAGAGTCTCTTCCACCAGCACGATCAGCTTGATCCCGCATTCCTTTGCCCGTTCGCATTCACTGCGGAAGCGCTTGTGATCTTGGAATACATCCATTGCCAGCTCCGGAACACCGTACTTCGTATCGACCACGATATCTCCCCTGTTGGCTATCATGTAATCCCCAACGTTCAGGCATTGCCGGATTATTTTGATTCCATTCTGTTCACAATAAGCATGGATGTTCTTGTGCTTTCCGGGCTTGTTTCGCACGTCCTCGAACAGAACCATGTTGTCCTCCATTTAGAAGGGTAATTCCACGCCGTTGATATCGACCTGTGCGTATCCGCTCTGCTTGTCGATGAAGGCGCTGTCATCAGCATCGCCCTTCTGTTCCTTGGCCTGCATAGGCTGAACAGTACCGGCGCGGACCTCGCTCACAATCTCCAGCCGTCCGATCTTGGTGAACGGGAATCCGTTGCACTCACCCGGCTGCATGTTAATGCCCACCAGAAGTCCTACGAGGCCGTTCTCATTCCAATCCCAGTGATAGCCCGGGTTGCTCTGCTCAATGCGGTAAATGGCATCATTGAAGTGTCTCAGATCGCTTTCCGGATACAGCGCCTTTGTGTTCTCATCATTCGGAATACGGAGTTTAAAATCTCCCTTGTACCGAGGTTCGTACCGGCTGTTTTCCTTGTCGGACATGTACCGCTTGAAAAAGTATTTCTCATACGGCCCTTCCTCAATGTCCACCCGGAGAACCAGCTGCTGATCCGGCTCCTGGCCTTCGATCTTCACGCCCTTGATCTTGGCCACATAGGCACCGGCAGGCAGCATCCTGCTTTTCTTTCCGCTGGCTTCCGCTTTAAATCCAGAAAATGCTTTCATTTCGTGTTTCCTCCCATATTCTTAATCGTTTCTTTCAAATCGCTGTTGATTTTCCGCAGCCAGACGATGTCATCCATCCTGTAGACTGCAAACCGGATCGCTTCCTGGGCTTCCTTAGACAGGATCGGATTGTTTGCGATCTTTCGGAGCATCTGCTTGTTTCTTTCGTAATCCTCCAGGGAACGATGCTCTACAAATTCCTTGGCAGTCATATGGATATGACCGTCTCCGAGTTCCCCTTTCCAGCGAAGTGTCACAGGAATTCATCCTCCGATCTGTTTTCGTCATAGTCCCAGTCCTCACAGCAGTCATCCGGCTTTTTCTCATCCCTCCAAGAGACTTTGTAAGATTCATCCAGGTTGTTCCAGAACTTTGTGCAGAAATCTCCGTTATATTCGAGACAGTTCCAGCAGCCCTTTTCCGGAAGCGGAGATTCGGAGAACGGGATCTCTTCTTTCGCTATCTCCTTTGCAATCCGTCCGAGAACATCAGCCGCACAAGGGAGGGCGATCCCGTTTCCCCACATCTTGTAAATTGCAGAATCGCTTCCATCGACTCCGTCCGTCCACCAATCCGGGAATCCCTGAAGGCGACAGCACTCAAGCGGAGTCAAGCGGCGAAGGACATATTTTCTGCCGTTGTTCTCTTCCAACTCAGTACCCCCCCCCTACTAAAATTTGTTGATCGTGCATACAATCCAGCGTATTCGTTACTGTCAGCATTGACATCTGATGAAGCTGACCGTTCCCGGCACAATGCCATTTCATTTGTCCTCCTGTAAACCGGGAACATATCGTTGAATGCATCCTGTCCTGTGTAACTGCCCGGATGGCTGTTCGCACATAATGCCCCGGTTATCTTCGGGTATACTTTCATTATTCGTTCCTCATCAGGATTAATGGCCCGTCACTTGCAAGTTTCGCCAATTTTGCAGTTATGCTCGGACAAGCGCCTTCCACAATCTGAATCCTTGAATCCATCGGATGACTGTCTATCGCCAAGCAGGACAATCGGGGTGTTGCCCCCCCCCCGTACCATATTTCGCTACAACCGCTGGGGAGATCCCGTCATCTGCTATGTGATAATCGGCTCTTCTCCTGTCGTTGTAGCAAAGGACTGCGGTGTAATCTGTGATTCGGTTTTCATGATCTCCTGTAATCGTTGGAGCCACCCCCCCCCTCGCCATTCCCACGAGCGTCATATATGGCGTAGCAGATGACCATTGGCTCCTTAAAATCATTTGCAGTCAAGGTATCGCTGCACCCCCCCTACTGAATTGAGTGCTTCGTATATCATGACCAATGCTTTCAACGAGGAACTCTTGCTTTTTCTGCACGACCACATCTCCGCCTTGGTATCCGGCAGGATTCGATCCATGCGCATCAATCGTCCGCGCAACGTCTGTCTGATGGATTCCTGCGTGAGGGTTTGACGAGAGCATCCCTTCGCTGTTCATGGCTCCGATGGAGAAGCAGACCACAGGAGGATGACCGTGATCCTGCGCTCTCAGTGTTGCTGTCACATCATTGCTGATATCCATCACTGCCCCCCCCCTGATCATTCAGGACGAGGGCTTGTTCATGAATCCGAACATCCATGGCATACCTCTTCCAGAGCTTCCTTCAACATATCGGGCAAGATTTTCCCACGCTTGGAGGCCCTTCTTAGAATTCCAGCACACGCCCTCTCGCTCAAAAAGTATTTCTCCGGCGCGTTCAGATCCAAGATCTGCGATAAGGTAGATTCTCTTCCTTCGCTGGGGTACTCCCCAAAATTGAGCATCGTACACACGCCAGGCAACGCTCCAACCATCTCCCACAATGCACCCAGCGGGTTTCCACCGCCCCCCCTTCGGAGGTTCAGGAACATCAGAACCGGCTCCTTTGATGTCGCAGAACGCTTGGAGGACGGCTTGGAAGTCCTTCCCTTTGTTGCTGCTGAAGGCTCCTGGGACGTTCTCCCAGACGGCGAAACGAGGTCGAAGAAGGTCATCTGACCGTCCAATTGCTCTGTCATGCTCTCTCATCTCCTTGATAATTCTGATGGCTTCAAAGAACAGATTGCTCCGTTCTCCTTCGTGAATCCCGGCCTGCTTCCCAGCGACAGACAGATCCTGACATGGAGAACCGAACGTGATAATGTCCACCGGCTCGATCTCAGCCCCGTTGATCTTCGTTACATCGCCGAGATGCTTCATATTAGGGAACCGTTTTGTGGTGACCCTGATCGGAAATGGTTCGATCTCGCTGGCCCACACAGGTTCGATTCCGAACATTGCTCCGGCAAGCGGGAACCCGCCGGAGCCATCAAACAAACTTCCTAATTTCATCAGTAAGGCACCTCCGTGGCTTTGGTTACTATCGCAGGAGCGTCTTTCCTGATCTTCCGCGTATCTGCTTCGATTTCTGCCAGTTTCTGATCCACGATCTCCTGCTTCTTCTGCTCGAACTCTTCTTTTTCGCGCTTCCTGCCTTCAGCGGCATCCTCCGGGAGATCTTCACCGGCATAAATGTAGAGACCCAATCCATGACGGGCAGCTGCCTTGGTCAGGCTCCGCTGAATGGCTTTGTTCACATCAGTGCTCCGAACATTTTCAAGCGGAATCGAATTGTTCCTGAAATCCATCACAGGCAGGCACTCAATGTGTTCCAATCCGTTCAGGGTCAATCCGGTTTTCACCCAGCATGTTTTCCCGTCAGTGAAGTAATTCACCGGGCCGTACTGCGTTTCGCGTTCATAGATGGTGTACGTTGCATCCGGGACAGCTTTCTTGATTTCTGCCCACGCATCAGCCCATGAAACATAGGACAGGCCGTTCTTCTTTTCCACCTTGTCGCTGACATCCGTTTTATACAGTCTCATGAACAAACTCTGCTCTGCCATTGTCACTCTTCCTCCTTCTTCACCGGTTTCACGCCGGTCAGTTCATCCACCACAAACGCCAGCTTCGCGCTGATCGTTTTCAGCAGTTCGATCATGGTGTCCAGCTTCTGGGTGACGTAGTAGCTCGTCTGGACCGTCACACTCTGTCTGTGTTCAACAACCTGGGAAGGCTGTGCAGTCACTCCCTGATCCGCAGGAACCATCATGACAGGACTCGGTTCCGGTTTCCGTTCGACTTCCTTTTCTTTGGCTCTCTTCGCGGTTCTCTTGGCGCTCATCGCAGCCATCATATTTTTATATTCCTGCAAATTCTCGCACTGCTTAATCCGATACGTTGTACAGGATGCAACTCCCAGGTATTCCTCAATCTGTGCAGCAGTCTGGCCGCTTGCCAGCAGGATCTTGATGCAGTCGAACATCCGCTGATCGATTTTGTTCGGAGTCGGTTTGGATTTGGTATTCATTTTTGTCCCTTTCTGTGCTAAAATAAGCACTGTGTCCTTATCCTTTTCAGTTGGCCGGTTGCGTTGCAGCGCTTCCGGTCTTTTTTGCGTGTTTCCCGATATATTCCGTCTGCGGTTCCGGCTGGCCAGGATCGTACCAGAACGTCTGGATTGTTCCGTCTCCCATCGCCAGCCTTACCCTGGTTGGATACCCGCCAAGGTTGTGATCCCAGTAAGCGACCACATTGGACAGCGGACCGATTCTCTCTTCCATTTCATCACCCCCTCCACAACCAGACTGCCATCAGCAGAACCGTGGACAGGAACGGAACCAGCACCAGGATGATGTTGAACAGTTCCCGTTCTGCCAGCTCATCGTCCGTCATGCGGACGCGGTATTTCCGGCCCATGGTCGTTCTGAATGTCCTGTACTTCATACCTGTACCTCCCTCGTTCTGCTGATGTGGATGGTTCCCGTCTTCGCCGTCTTCCTCCGCAGAGGTGGCAGGTCGTATCCCATCCACATTGTCCTGTCCATCTCCCACCGCTCCACGGCATCCGCTGTTACGCGGAGCGGTTTTTCCATGTGTTCCATCTTCCGCATATAGCGCCGAGCAGTTTTCTCTGAGCAGTTGTACCGTTCTGCTAATTGCTTTACGGTCACAAGCGGCTTCACCAGTCATCACCGTCCCTTCCTTCTTCGTCCTGATCTGCCTGCCAATCGTAGGCATCCATGGAATCAATGCACCTGTCGCAGCCAAGAGCGTCCCGGCTTCCTTTGTAGAAGTAGATCTCCTCACATTCGGCCCCGCATACGGGGCAGATCACAGGAGGGTCTTCCGGAACCCCGTTCAGTTCCGCGTCCCTGATCCACGGGGCATCAGGTAGTTGTTCCATCCTTGGCCTCCTTCTCTGCCTGCTCCAGCCGCCACGCGGTCATCTTTTCCTCGTAGGCGATGTCATCTGTCCGCATGTTCTCAATCACTTCGTTCACAAAAGCCCGTAGGATTCTGACCCGTTCCACAAAGGAGCCGAGAGCCAGCCCGGTCAGTTCCGTATCCGCTTCAGCCTGACGAAGCAGATCATCCAGATAATCGTTGAAAAATTTAGCGACATCGTTTGTGCTGTAGTATTTAGCCATTGTTTGTCCCTCCTCAATTTTGTTCGTGTTTAATCCTTTGGACAATCATCGCAAAAAAAATTGTCCACAGTCGTGTCCAATGCTTTGGAAATTGCCAGCAGTGTTCCGACCAGCACATCCTTGCATTGCCCGTTCTCAAGCGCAGAGATCGTACCCCTGCTCACATTTGACGCTTCAGACAGTTTTTCCTGAGACATCCGAAGCTCTTCTCTGCGTTTTTTGATCGCCTTTCCGAGGAAATCATGCATCCGTATTCACCTCCTGTCTGTTCAAACCGTTGGACATATCTTATCATACACAAAATATTGTGTCAAGTACTTTTGACAACTTTGTATAATGTATTTGACGAATTTTCCATTCCATTGTATAATGCATTGTACAAGGAGGTCTGAATACGATGGAATTGAAGGATGTTATCAAAAATTTTCGTGCGGAGAATAATATTTCACAGCGGGAGTTCTCTCGTAGATGTGATCTGTCGCATTCTTTGATCTCCCTGCTGGAAAATGGTATGAATCCACAGACCGGGAAGAAAATGTCGCCGGATCTTGTTACTTATAGAAAGATTGCTTCCGGGATGGGCATTCAGTTACAGACTCTGTTTGAAATGCTAGACGAAACTGAGCTGGTGGATCTGTCGTTTTCCGATCTTGAACGTGCGCTTGGCATTGAGAAAAATGAGGAAGAGCCGGAAGAAATCCGCGTCATCATCCGCGATCTTGGGAAACTGACTCCGGAGCAGGCGAAGCAGGCGAAGTCCGTTCTCCGCGCCGTGTTCCAGGGGACGAATCCTGACCTGTTTAAGGAGGATTGACCATGCCGCGTGGAAGAAGACCACATCTGAAGCAGCGGAAGGATGGCAGGTACTGCAAAGTCTACAAAGGCCAGCAGATCATGGGCAACTCCGAGGATGAGGTTTACGATCGCTATGATGAAATCGTCCGGCTGGAATCCGAAGGGATGCGGAGACCTGTGACCGTGGGAGAATTCGCACAGAGCTGGCTTCCAATCGCATTCCCTTCCGTCCGTGATTCCACATATAGAGGACTGGCCACACACATGCAGAAGCTGGTGGATGTCCTTGGCATGGAGAAGCTGTCCCAGGTGGTTCCGTCAATGATCAAGAGGGTTTATGCTGAGAAGTACAGCGGAATGTCCAATTCCTACATAAAATCAGGCAGACAGTTGTTCTGCTCCCTCTTTGATGCTGCGGTAGCAGACGGATACTGCCGGTCGAATCCGGCCAGAGATCGCACAGCTTCACCGGCGAAGGGGAAACCCGTCAAGGAAGTGAAGTTCACTGCCCAGCACAGGAAATGGATCGAGACCCTCTGCACGGATCACCGCTGTCATGCGATTGTAATGACAATGTTATACGCCGGTCTCCGACCCCAGGAAGCCAAGGCCCTGGATATTACCCGTGACGTGGATTTCAAGAACGATATAATCACTGTTCAGTCTACGGCCCACGTTAACGGGCAAAAATACGACTTTACGGACGATATGAAGACCGGGTGGAGTGAGAGGAAGGTTCCGTTGTTCCCTCCGCTTAAAACGGCTCTGATGGGCAAAGAAGGGCATCTTATCACAACGGCCCACGGGAAGCAGATCACGATCCAGACGTGGAAGGTGGCATGGAATTCGTACAAGCACTGCATGGAAACCGCCATCAACGGCATGGACAAGCGCTGGTACGGCAGGACAAAAGAGCATAAAAAAATACTGGCAGAGGGAAAGCCCCTGCCAGCGTGGATTGAATTTAATATTACTCCCTATACCCTCCGGAAGGCATTCTGCCGATGGTGCCGCGACAATAAGGTGGAACTAAATTGTTGCATTAGGTGGATGGGTCACAAAGACGCCACAATGATTCTGAAGGTCTATGATGAAGCATCCGATGACCGGTCCGCAGCCGAAGCAGAACGTCTAAACTCCCTCTTTGATATGCAAAACGATATGCAGTCGGAATCTCCGGAGCCTGCGTCTGTTGATATATAAGCGTTTGTGGTTCTTTGGATATCGAGATTCATACCCGGAGTGTCATAGGTTCGAGTCCTATTTGAGCCACTACCCGGAACCTAAGGAAATCAAAGGGTTCCGGGTTTTCTTATGTCCTTCAGAAGAGGGACAAAAGTGACCAAAAAGGGCTTTTAGGGACATAGATGATATGCAAATGCATATGCAGAATTTCAACCTGAGTTTTTAGCGAATTAAACGAAGTGTCATAGGTCTGATGACCAATTTGTACATCTTTGATTATAAGAACAGATCTTCGCATATGATTTGCATATGGTTTCCAATTAATTCCAATAGAAAAAGGAGGGCCGAAGCCCTCCCGTTTTGTTAATCGTCCCGCGTTTTATCAGCGGCTTTCTCCCAGGTTGTGAAGACCTTTTCCGTGATACCATCTTCTCCAAGATCAGCATACATAAGCCCAGTCTTGATCCGTTCCATCGTATCGTCATCATCGTTGAGATACGCTTCCTTGTATGCGTCTCTGAAGTCATCGTACAGATAGTCCTTGATCTGGCTTGTTGTCTTTCCTGCCCTCTTCAGAGCTTCCACGGAAGCACCGATTGCATCCGCATCTTCTCCATTGATGGCAGTGATCAGATCCGCTCTTGCAGCTTTTGCGTTTTCCGTCTGCGCTTTGGCTTCCTCGTTTGCGAAGATCGTATCAATGGCATCGCCCCTGGCGTAAGCACCGGCAATCCATTTTCCGTTCTTTCCAATATCATATTCTGGATCGATTTCATACCGTGCTACTGCGTTCGCGTATTTCCAGACTTCGCCGATCAGCTGAACCTGTGCTTCAGGATTCCCTGCGGAAACATCTGTCGGAGTCAGTGCAATGAATTCCGGACGTTCGATCAGTTCGTTCAGAAGCTGTTTTGCTGTCTGCCCCCTGGTTACAACGTACTTATCATATTGCTTATCCGTCAGTCTGATGCCGCCAACAGTCTTTCCAGCAGCTGTTGGAATCACGCTCTTGTTTTTTGTCTGATCGTAGATCCGTTGGAGTTCATTCACCAGCTTGTCTTCCTTCATATGGTTGATGTAGCCTGGGAGAACAAAGTTCTCAAGGAACGCTTCACCTCTGGGTGTCACATCAGCTTCGCCCCATACATTCCGATACGGGATGTTCAGGAAACTCAGACCGGGGATCTTGTTCTGTGCCTGCTCCAGCATTCCGCTCCAGATGCTCAGTTCATCACCGGACTGAATGAAATTCTTCCGTCTGGTGTTGTCAATCGTTCTGGCCCATGCGCCGCCAAGCGCAGGGAACATACTTCCGACATAGTTCGCACCGATCTTCTGCAAGAGGTCTCCAATCGGCAGGCTGTTCTTGTTGGTGGAATACTTTGCGGTTTCCAGCAGACTGTTCACGCCGTCCAGCATGGACAGGTTGAATACCGGCTCAGAAATTCCCATGACAGCATTGACAACACTGCCAAGTGTAATATCTCCATTATTCTCCGCAATGTTCTGCCACAGCGAAGCGCCAAGGAAGAACGGCATACACACAGGAGCTGCCCAATCGATTGTAAGGGACTGCCCAAACAATTCGATGGAGTATTCCTGGCTTCCGCGCTCCTGCTCAAGTTCATCATCGTCTTCTTTTCCGAATCCGAGTTTGACCGCACCGAGCGCATATCCAAGCATACCAAGAGCGGAGATCATGGTTCCGGTCATTCCGGCTGCAATGCTATCCAGCGCCTGATTCATGGTCTTAGCGCCTTTCGGCATATCTCCCTTGAATCCATTAGCAGCCCAGGAGTTGTACAGCTCAACGCTCTTTTTCGCTGTCGCAAAGGATTTCACAAGTCCAACAGGACTGTATTCAATACCTCTGCGCAGGATGTTGGCCGGAGTTTTCTTAAAGGGAAGAATCGCATCCACAATCATACCGCCTTTGCTTCTGCTGGCTTTGTTCAGAATGTCGGAGATCGCGTTTGCATCCCGGTAAGTCGCCTTCTGTGCTTCGAGAACAGCGTATTCCCTCGCCTTTCCCAGCGTATTTCCTGTCATGTTTTCAGAAGTGAGTCCGTTCGCCGTCATGTAGCTGGCAAGCGCATTCTGATAATGCTTGTTCAGGAATACCCAGTCTTCAGCTTCCAGCCGGAAACTGTTGAAGTCAGAAGCGCCCTGTACAAACCGTCCGACAGTTCTGGAAAGGATTCCATCTTTCTGCCCAAAGGCTTTCTTCTGACGGTCGATTCTGTTCTCCGGAGAATACTTCGCTTCGCCGGTCAGCACGTCTTTCATGGCTTCGACATCCTGTTTTGCGAATGCCTTTGCATCGTCCGTATACCGGACAGCCTTTGTCCGCTCACCTTCCTTGATGTACTTATTCTCAAGTACGGTAGCGATGGCGTTCTTCAGGCCGACAGTCGGTACAAAAATCGCATTGCCAACAAAGTTCCGGATGTGTGTTCTCGGATTTCCGAGCATTGACAGCATCCTCCACGTCTGGAGTTTCTCCTTCCAGTTGGCGGGAATCTGCGAAGCCAGCTCCGCTTCAGCGGCCTTCTGGACCTTTTCAAAGTCCTGTTCAGTCTGTGCGGATTCAGCAGCCTTCATTGTCCAATCGGAAAGATGTACCTGTGTATCCTTTCCTCTGTTGGCAAAGTCCGTATTGATCCGGTTCACTTCGTTCAGAAGCGCCTGCCGCCGTCCGAGAGGAGTCATCAACCGGAAGATCTTACGGGCCTGCAGCTGACGGCCAAGGTCAGTACCCTGCCGGTTAAACGCATCAGCGATCCGAAGCTCATCATTCATTGCACTGTTGTCTCCGCTTTCCGCTTTCAGTGCAGCCATGCCCATGACGGTCAGCATTCTCGCCTGCCCGTCAGCAGACCGGTAATCGAATCCGGGACTCAGCACTTCATCAAGGGAAGCACGGTATCCGTCTTCGTCTCCTTCGCTGGCATTGCTTCTTACCCAATCCATGGCTCTTCCGATTTGCTCCTGGTTGGTTTCCGGATCGTAATCGCTGTGGGTGTACAGGTAATCCTTCACTTCCTGATGGAGTGCATCACTTCCCTGCGCGTTATATCTGCCAAACTGCCTGTATGGACCTGTATACAGCGGATTGCCAGGGAGATTGCTCGGAATAGACGGGAGTCCACCGTCTGTTTCTATAATCTCTCCTCCAGGAATAGTTTTTTTGTTCTGGTTTTGCTGTGCGCTGTTCTCTTCTCCGTTTGGAGTCGTAGTACGATTGCTGTTGTTCTTATCCGGCAGCCAGTTCAGATCGTCTCTAAGTTCAAAGCGGTGCCGCCTGATTTCTCTGAGCTGGTCTGCCGTATATGGACCGCGAAGTTCTTCTGGCAATCTACCCATGTTCTCCAAATCAGAATCACTGTAGGCTGCCGCAGCAGCAGAATACCCTTGCTGATTGCTCTGTGAATCATTGCCTTTATTCTTTTGCTTTCGTTTGTCATTCTGTTCTCCAGGCGCTAGGAAGCCATGAGCCTTATACCACTCATCTTTAAACGAAACATTCGCTACGCTGATTAATTCATCATCATCATAGTTCTCAGATATTTCCTGATCACTCCACCCCGCTTCCCTGAATATACGCTTTGCCATTTCGATATTTTCTGGAGTTTTTTGGTGCAGTGCATCATAATCAGCTTTCGTAACCGGTCTGCGTTCGTTTGAATTTTCAGGAGAAAGTCCGTTCTCAGACAGCATCTGATCATAGGAAATACCTGTTGATCTTAGGATTTCATCCATCTCTGCATCAGTAAGATCTGTTTCATCATCGATGGAATAACGGAGATCTTTGTTATCAGTAAATCTTTCATTGAGAGGAATAACGTTGCCGTTACTGTCTTTTGTTACCGGATCAGCAGATTTTACGTCATTTTCTCTAAAGAAAATACCGATATCTCTGCCTTCCAGCGCCATCTTATCCCAATGATGCCCACGGTCTACGATATTATTGATCCGGACTGAGTCATAGCCGTTTGCCTTCGCATACTCCGCGATCTCCCTGGTGGTCATCGGTTTGTCCGACCACGGCACAGGAGTCTCACCGTAGGGCTTTCCTTCGCCGTCAATCACCAGCTGGTTACCGGGGCGGGTGTACATCTCGTAGATGCCCTCGCGGAGCCTGTCAGCAACATAGGATTCAGCGTTCATATTGCCTGTCTGAACAGCGTAATCCAAGTCAAAGTTCTTCAGCCCGTCAATGATCTCGTCTCTGGAATAAGTCTCTGTGCCATCGCCGAAGTCCACAACGAAGTCTCCATCCTCGTTCACGGTCACATCCGCGATCTCCTGTCCGGCTCTTTCGTTGGCACCCTTGAACAAATCAATCAGCGTCTGGTCATCGGCGGTGTCCAGGTTGGCATTGTAGATGGCTTTGGTATCATCCGCACGGCTGTATGTGGCAGCCAGGTCCTTATCATAGGCGACAAAGATGGTGCCCTGCCCTTCCTCCAGGTCAAACTCGGTGAATCCGAAGAAGTCGGTTCCGTGATACGCTTTGTTGTCCGTATCGAATCCGCGCCGTTCTGCGAAGAATTCTACGTCTTTCTGCGCAGCGTTCATGTCGTTTCTGGCAACAGCACCGTCATAGTCAAGCCCAATCTGACGGAGCATGTCATCCATCTCAGCGTCTGTTATTGCATCTACATCCAGCTGGCTTTCCTTGGTTGTGTCTCCGGGAACAGGTTCGCTCTTCAGATCAAATGCATGATCGATTTCACTGTTTGCGCGATCAACAGCCTTCTTTTCCTTGTCGGAATAGTTCTGCCCATATTTTGCGCTTGTACTGTTGGCAAGCATTGCGTCCTGTTCAATACCGGTTTCATCC